AGGCTTCGACGTGTACGTCAAGTACGTGCCCGAGGAGGACAAGACGGAGTAGACCTGGCGGGAACCAGGAGCCTGGAGGGCACCTCAGAGTCGGACCCTCCAGGCACAATGTCACCACAAGGTGACAGAGTACAACCAGAAAGGAAAGTGCAGATGCGAATCGACCTGAGTCTCGAAGAGATGCAGGACCTCGCAGGAGCCCTCGAGATGGCCGAGGACCGGATCGTTTACTCGATGCACGGTCTGACCGAAGAGGACTCAGCGAAGGCAGTTCGGTTCCGGTACCTCAAGGAGCGACTGGAGGAGTACACCCACCCAGGGTCGGAGATCGACTTGGCCTTGCAAGCTGTCGCAGAGATCAAGGCCTCACCGTACCCCGACTCCCGCATCGCGGCCATCAAGCTGTTGCGTGCCAAGTGGTCAGAGTACCACGACACGTACATGGGGCTGGTGGACGCGAAGCACCTCATCGACGAGGTGTGGCCCTATGAGAGGCGGTCATGAGCTACCCGTACGTGAACCCCAATCACGTCAAGGAGTGCAACTGCGAGGACTACCCTTGCTGTGGGCACACTGACAACATCCCAACGTTCGACAGTGACTGGCTGTACTGCGATCGTTGTGGAATGACCCACAAGGACTTCGAGTGTGACGACGACGAATGGGAGGAAGACGATGAAGTACCTGATGGTACTGAATGACGGCGAGACCTACACCAACGTCGAGGGCTGCAAGATCATCGGCGTTCCAGACGACTTCAACATGCCCGACTCACCTTGGGCATTCGAGGACAGCAAGGACATGATGGTCGAGTGTGTCGTCTTCGACACCATCGAGGATGACCTCGCAGTCATGCTCGAGACCGACCTTCGGTACATCGACCTGCTCATCTTCAAGACACGCACACGACACCTGGAGGGAATGAAAGATGCCTAGCCAAGAGACCATCGACATGATGAGGAGAGCTGCCATCAGGGCCGCAGAAGAGGCCCAGAAGCAGCTGGAGAGGGTGATGGCTCTCGAAGCCGACCCCGGTGACACCTACGAGAACGGCGTCGTGCTCCATTGGCAGCGCCAGTTCATCTACGACGGCCGCGTGTACGACTACGTGGCCATCAAGTGCTTCGACAAGTGGTGGGTCACTGGCAAGGCCAGGAGCACCGAGGCACGAGAGGGTCTGCAGTGGTCATCGTTGTACGACGGCTGGCTCTCACACGCTCTCGGTCCCATCGAGATGGTGTCCGAGTGGGAAACGGTGATGGGAGAATGATCTCAGGAATCCACATCCCAGCCGGTCCAGTCGACCAGCCAACGTTCACCTATGTCCATCGGGAGACGTTCAACCTCGATGACATCCACTTGTACCTCGGTGGCGCCGACGTCTTCGACAGCGTCATGCTTGGTAAGAACCAAGTCATGTACGTCGACGACCTCGGGCGGCCAAAGAACCTTTCACTCAACGCTATCGGCACCGCCCTCTACCAGAGGCTACGTGGTGGCGACTTTATCGTTGGAGACGTTCTCATCCTCGGGTATGACGACGAGGGTGAAACATGCAGCGTGTCAACAGACACGTTGTTGGTAGTGGCCAAGATCGCTTCGGCCCTAGCACGAGAGGACTTTCCTCTGTGAACCTACGTAACTTCCAGACACAGCTCAACGAGGCCGCTAACAAAGTGGTCATCCAGAACAATGACAGAGACCCTCAGGTCATCGTCATCGGCCAAAACGGTCAGTTCGACCTCGACATCGATGACGTCTTCGTGTCCGAACTGGACGGCAAGGTCGTCATCCGGTTGCGGGAGGTGGTGAAGCCTCTAGGCCGAGTTCGAGCTTCGTGACTGACGAGGAGTTCGATGATGCCCTAGACGGGATGCCAGCTGCCAAGCGGAAGAAAGTTCTGAGGCTGGTCGGAGACGAGGAGAGGGCACCACCCAAAAAGATCCCGACCTCAGTCAAGTTCGGTAGGACCTTAGCGGTGATGTTCGCCTTCATATGGTCCATACCATTCACAGTCATCGGCATGTTACTGACCATCAGTGTAGTGTTGGCACCTGTTGGTGTCCCGCTGATGTTCATTGGAGCATGGCCGCTCTACAGATGTGTCAAGCGTTGGGTCAGAATGTCAGTCGAGGACCAAACAGAATAGACTCCGAAGAGGAAATCGGAGTCTAACATGGATGACCCGTTGATTAGTTCCAGCGCTACCACATATAATAGATCAAGCACAAGAAAGGAGTCACTCGATGGCTCGCAAGCCCCAACAACCAACACAAGAACCAGAAGGAGAAAGTGACATGTCCACCGAAGAGACGACCGAAGTCGCTGAGGCGCCTGCCGAGGCAAAGGTCGAGAAGACCAAGAAGGACCCCGTGCCTGAGGGTTGGGAGACCCCGGTTGCGTTCGCGAAGCGGATCTCGGCGAAGATCGGATCCGACTTCCGGCCGCAGATGGTGTACGGCTTCATCAAGAACTCCAAGAACTTCCCGTTCAAGCAGAACACGGACGGGCACTTCATCGTGGAAATCGAGCCGGCACTGACGTGGTTCGATGAGAAGGAAACGCGGAAGGCACAGCGCGCCGCGGACAAGGCTGCCAAGGAGGCCGAGAAGGCATCGGCCACCACGGCACCCGCAGAAGCCTGATCCAACTCAGGGAAGTTCAGCCCCCGGAGACGCACACTCTCCGGGGGCTTTTCTTCTGCCTCTAGATAAGGTCCAGTTGACTCATATATAATTAGGGTATCGATGAGAGGAGTTGCCAAGATGGCACTTAAGGACCACTACGACAACCTGAACGAACTCAAGGCGGACGTGCTCCACGAGATGAGAGAGGTCCTCCACGACCAGGGCTGGGTGCAAGGCACACTCGAGAACGACGAGAACCAGGTGTGCTTCATGGGCGCCTACAACACTGTCCTCTTCGGCAAAGCGGAAGTGTTCAGGTTCGGCTACAGGAAGCAACTCAACACGCTTCCCATCCAACGGAGGTACGTGTACGAGTCACTCTTGAAGGAAGTCAAGAAGCATCTGGCGGAGATGTTCCCTCTCGACATGGACAACATCCACTACGAAGGCTGGCAGATCGAGCGGTGGAACGACACTAAGGGTCGGACGTTCGAAGAGGTCGAGAAGGCAATCATGCAGATGGCCGACTACTACGAGACGCGGTACCTCGAAGGACTGCAGTCGTAGTGAGCGACGAACACATCTACATCCCGAAGGTCAAGATCCCTGTGATGTGTGCCAGGGTCTACTACGACGGCGTACTTGATACTCGTCCTGAGTCCGACCTTTGGGCCACACTTGATGGCAAAGTCACTTTCATCGTCCCTGACTTCTCGGTCACGTTTCCCGATGGGACAGAGGCCAGGTACGACCCAAAGATCACGTTCGAAGTCGTCATAGAAGAGCGGGAGGTCCCAGACATCTAATGGAACCAATGCTTGCCTGTCCACTCGAGATTGCTCGGGTGGACAGGTACCCAAACTACGTCATGGAGCCCAAGCTCGATGGCATCCGTTGTATTTCCTACAAGGACAACAATGGTGTAGTCACGCTGACGAGTCGAGGTAACAAAGACCTCACCGAGAAGGTGCCACACATCGTTGAAGCCCTAGCCAAGACACAGCTACGAGGCACCTACCTCGACGGTGAACTGGGCTACTGGGCTGGTGCAATGACCATCGACTTCAACAAGACCACACGAGTCCTTGGGTCCGGCGTCGACGTCGCCCTCGAGAAGCAACTTGACAACGACGAACAGATCCAGTACTTCATCTTCGACCAGCCGTCGAGCCTCGAGGACTGGGAACGTCGACGTGCGATGTTCGACTGGTGGATATCAACCTACTTCCCTGACGACTACGAAGCCCCTGTGGTGCTTGTCCCTCGCATGGACCGGTTTGACGAGGAGTGGTATGTTGCCTACGTCAATGCTGGAGGCGAAGGGGTCATGTTGAAGAACCCAACGGCCGCGTACCATTCCGGTAAACGGAGAGCCAATACCTGGTACAAGGTCAAGAAGTTCGACACCATGGACGTTCGGGTCATCAGCTGGAAGGAAGGTGAGGGCAAGTACGTTGGCATGTGCGGAGCGTTGAACGTTCTCAACTCTGACGGCTTGACCTTCTGGGTGGCCGGCATGGATGATATCATGCGTGGCCGCTTTGCAACCTTCTTCCATGCCTACGATGGGAAGATGTGTGAGATCAAACACTTCGGCCTCACGGCCGGCACACCGAGGTTCCCCCAGTTCCTTCGTATGCGACCCGATCTGGACTGACATCTAGATTTGGGCCATATGGTTGTTGTATAATTATAGGAGAAGGGAGAGCAATTGGTGACGATAGAGATGACCGAACGGCAGGCCGAGTACCTAACCGATATCTTGGACATGTGGATTGAAGGCTACGAAGAGTCAATCAAACAGGTCCAGGATGTCGAACAGGCACCGATGTTCGATCAGCCCGAAGACTTACTGAGGGCAGTCGACGAGTTGAACTGGCAACACGCAGACGCGGTTGACCTTAAGATCAAACTACTGGAAGCGAGGAGGAAGTGAACACACGCCCAATGCCCGCAGTCTTCCACCACTGTGTGGAGGTCTACTCAACAATGGAGAAGGAAGCCGAAGTGAACGACGATGGGATGCTCGTCTGGACAGGCTACACAACGAAGCTGTTCAAGCGACTGAACCTAGCCGTTCCGCTCTTCACGTCCGTCACTCAACACCTCAAGCGGATGGATTGTATTCGTCAGCTGGCACGAGGTGGTGGGAGTTCGCCGAGTGCGTGGTTGCTTCTGCAGCCACCGACAGAGACTCTGTTTGGAGCGCACACGGTGTACAAGCCCACAAAGGCTGACGACATTCTCAGTCAGAGGCTTCGTGACCAGCAGGAACTGATCAACGACCTGAACAACCGGGTCGAGATTCTGGAGGCTAGGGTTGGCTGATCTGCCCGAGTCGACGCAGACAACGTTTGAACAAGCCAGGATGTGTCCGAAGTGTAAGCATTACGGTACACTTCTGGGCTCTGTGCCTGGTCCCAGAGGCTCCAAGGTCGAGACCTACAAGTGTGAGACAGAGGTCTGTCCTTGGTACAACACCAGCTGGATCGTTCAGATCAATCAAGACGGTTCGATCCCCAACAGGACCGAAGGTCCAAAGGAGTTTCCTGTGCTACCTGACTCTCAACGACAGGCGTACGAGGACTATCTCGCTCGGCTCGCAGCCGAAGATAAGGGGGGCCATTGAGGTGTCGTCGGCGGCTGGCGGCCGCCGTACTCGTGCTGCTTGCAACAGCATGTTCACCCGAAGAGTTGATCCGAGCCCGTTGGGCAGGTACGCCCCATGAAGATAAATTCGTACAGCTCGCCCAAAGGGAGTCTGGCCTTAGTTGTAATCCGCCTAGAAACGGTAACGGGTCCGGACTATTCCAATTGGCCGGACACCAGGACATGGCAGACGCTCTTGGATTTACTCGGGAAGAGGTCGCAAGTAATTGTCTGGTCAATATCGAAATTGCCTGGAGGCTATACCAGAACTGTGGGACTGGTCCGTGGACGCCTATCCGTGTCAATGGTAAAACGGTTTGGCCCTGCACTCCAGGTCGTTGAACGGAAGGACAAGTACGCAAAGTGATCATCAAACAAACTGACGAACCAAAGCTAACAAAGTTGGGTGACAACCTTACCGTCTTCTCCGCATCCTCTCGGTCTCGTCCAGGCACTTTTCACTTCGTGGTTGCGTACCCAGACGAGCGTGGCATCCAGTGCACATGCGAAGGGTGGAGATACCAAGCACACTGCTGGCACGTCGAGCAAGTACCGTTGTGCCTAGCCAAACAAGCGAAGACTACCTTTGGCACCAACAACAAAGGACATGTGTTTAACATGCAAGCCATCACTGAGTGCTACTACGTCGAAGGACACCAAGGAGAGCATTCGTGGGAGACATAGAACATGACATGGAACTGTACGACATCCAAGACCAAGCTGACACAGTTGGTTGGCTGACACCGATCGAGTACGCAAAGCTTCGTGGTAAGTCGTCACAATTGATCTACTACTACATCCGGAACAAGGTCATCGAAACGGAGTACTGCCGCTGTGGAAGACGAGTTCTTCATGTTGGAACAGCCGACAAAGCGTTGGAGGCGAAAGCTCTCGCACGAGGGAAGCAGTTGGATGCCAGATCAGACGATGAGCGAGACGAAGGACAAGGGACTGATCTGCAAGAACTGCCACAGGAGGATCCTCTGGCATAACTTGGACACCTGGTACGAGATGCAAGGCACTGACACCTACAGACTTTGGGTTTGTGAGTGTGGCGTTGTTCTCAAGGAAGACAACATGACCGACCTAGGCATGGTCTACGAACTGGAGGTGCAAGATGGTTATGAATGGTGACGAAGTCAACGAGATCAAACCCCAGCCGACCCCAATCACCTACAAGATTGGTACGGCGCGAATGCAGAACGGTCAAGAGCTTGTTCTGATTCAGTTCCTCTTGGTGACGGGCTCAACAGTTCTGTTCTTGGAGAGAGAGCAAGCAGGCATGTTGGCTGATGCCTTGAAGGCACACTCATCAGGTCTCACAGTGACTAAGCAGATCCCAGACTTGTCCAACGTGGACGATCTCATGCGGAGGATCAAGGGAGAAGGATCATGACCACGCAAGAGCAGATCGCCTGGAGGGGGTTCATCGCCGGAGTTTGTGTCGGCTGTGTTGCCTTGCTCGTCATTCTGTTCCTGGGCGGTGCGCTATGACCCCGCGAGAGCAGATCGCCTACCTGCGCGACTGGTGCGAACCGCTGACTCATCCGGTCGGCGTCGAAGCTGAAATTCTCGCCGTCTGCGATCTGGCCGAACGTGCGCTGGCCGCCGAGCGAGCACTAGAGGTTTGTCAGACCAAATGTGATCGATTGACCATCAAAACCACGCTCACCGACAACGAAACCGAAGCGAGCAGGGCGTTCCAGCGATGGGGAGGGTCACATGATTGGCCCGAAGTGAAAGCCGTCCTGCGTCGTCTGCTCGGGGAGGAAGTGAACTCGTGATTGAACTGTACCCCTTCCAACAAGAAGATATGGACAAGATCGGTCTTCTGCCTGGGGTCATGATTGCTAACGACATGGGCACAGGGAAGACTGTAGAGGCGCTCTGGCGAGACGAACTCATTCGCGATCTAGGTGGAAACGGCTGTAGCCGAACACTAGTGGTGACTCCAATGAGTGTCATTCCCACCTGGGAAGATCACTGTGAGATGTTTGACTTGCTAGCCAAGTCAATCGACCCGAAGGACAGAGCACGATCATGGGATCAGTTTATCAACAATCCTTATGAAGTGTTCATCGTCCACTGGGAGGCACTTAGGCTAATGCCTGAGTTGCTCACTGTCCGATGGATGCATGTTATCGCTGACGAGTGTCATCGAATGCAGAATCGTAAGGCACAGATGACACAGGCGATCAAGAAGATCCCCACGTCGTACCGCACGGCCATGTCTGGAACACCCACCACAGGGCACCCGGAGAAGTTCTGGTCGTCGCTCAACTGGATTGACAAGAAGCAGTTTGGGTCTTTCTGGAAGTTCTACGCCGAACACGTTGAGTACGATGTCAAGTTGCCCCAAGGGTACCACGTCATTAAGGGACCCAAAAACGTTCCGGCGCTACTAGCGAAGATCGAACCCTACTACGTACGACGGACAAAGGAAGAGGTGCTTCCTGATCTGCCTGACAAGTACTACGACAAGATCTGGGTCGACCTCTCACCTGTACAGCGTAAGGCGTACAACCAGATGAAGAACGACATGGTGGCGTGGGTCAATAAGCAAGGTGACACGCCTCTGATCGCACCAGCTGTTATCGCCCAGCTCGTACGTCTCCAACAGTTCGCAGTGTCGCATGCTGAGGTGACTGGAGAGGGCGTACGTCTAAGCGAACCTAGTAGCAAGCTGGACGCCTTGATGGACATCCTCGAAGACAACCCAGACAAACAGTTCGTGGTCTTTTCAAACTTCAAACAGCTCATTACCCTACTGGAAGCGCGACTGAAGAAGGAAGGAATCACGTATGGGCTTCTCACAGGAGACGTGGATCAACGAGATCGCGGAAGGGCTGTCAGTGACTTCCAATCGAAGAAGACGCGTCTATTCATTGGGACGGTTCAAGCTGGTGGTGTCGGTATTACGCTCACTGCCGCCTCAACAGTCATCTTCCTGGATCGAAATTGGAGTCCAGCTCTCAATCTCCAAGCCGAAGACAGGCTCCATCGTATTGGCCAAGCTGAATCTGTGCAGGTCATAGACATCATGGCTAAGAACACCGTCGACCGTGGACGCTTCCAGACCATCGAGATGAAGCACAAGTGGATCCAACAACTCCTAGGAGACATATGACTGACCTTTGGAACCGTATCAAGAGGTCGTTCGGATGTTACCCACCTTGTCCACATAAGAAGCCCTGGGCTACGGTGAAGATCCAGAAGAGTGACAAGGACACATTTGAGTTCTTCCTGCTGGCCTACGGTGACGAGATGACCCTGAACTACGATGGACAGATCGCAGAAGTCAAGATCGAGCATCACTACCTAGAAGGAGAAGCTCCAGAAGAAGCCTCTTGAGAAAGTCCATCTGACTACTATATAATTTAAGTACACAATAGCAAAGGAGACCAAGTGCAACTTGTCGAAGTGGACCCCAACGAGATCCCCAACTTCCGAGAGTCCCACAGAGGTCGTGTGTCGTATCCTCTGCTCAAGACCTTCCTCGAGTCAGGGATGATGATGGCACAGATCGATCGGACGGGCATGCAGCAGACGTTGCAGTCGCTGTCCTCGTGTCTGAACGCCTACATCAAGAGCCACAACCTACCCGTGAAGCTGTTCACACGTATGGGCCAGATCTACCTGGCACGGCTGGACCTCAACGAGGACGGCTCGGTGAACGAGAACTGGAAGGAAGATCATGACCTCGAGAAGCAGGCACTAGCCAAGGGTGAGCCTACGCCCATTGGTCCCATGGAGGTCAAGGTCCGCTTCGCAGAGGAGAAGGACAAGGTCACGAAGTGAAGGTACTGGTCGTTTGTGCCAGAAGGTACAATGGCCATGAATTGTGGACGGCACTCGGTGTTATGCAAGAGCGTGGCATCGACTTCGAGGTAGTGTCGACAGAGACAACTGTCTTCGACGAAGTGACGTACCAAGCGAACACGATTGCCAGGACTATCAACGATGTCGACCTAGCTGAACTGGAAGACTTCGACGGTCTGATGATCGTGTCAGGTAATATGGCCGACACAGAACTCTACTGGAAGCACGAGAAGGTCCTAGAGTTCGTTCGACTCACTGACAAACAGGAGAAACCCATTGCGGCAATCTGTTGTTCGGTCCCTACGATCCGTGAGGCAGCGCGCGACAAGAAGGTGTCGTTCTTCCCTCTGGTTCGTTCCCGCCAACTCCTTTCCAATGCCGGAGCGATCCTCCAGACGGTGGCTCTGACAGTCGATGGAAGACTCGTCACCGCAGAGCATCAGATGGCATCTCAGATGTGGGCGAATGCGTTCAGCGATGTCCTACTGGGAGTTGATCCAGACGTTCGGCTCGTCGACTCTGGCTATGTCCCCAAAGGCCGAGAACGAAAGCCCATCCCCATCGTAGAGAAGATCCGGAAGATTCAGGAGGGGAAGAGTGACTGACTACAACGTAGACCAAGGTTCGTTCGTCCTGACCCCTATTGGGTGGCGAACAACTAGGACTAGCCTCGAGAAGAGGATCGAGTCCTACTTCGACTCTCTACATACAGGCCTGTGGTCAAGGTCGTGGGAACTCATCCAGACTTCGAGTCGAAAGGAAGCAGTTGACTTCGTCATCAAGCTCCTGGAGGACTTGAACATTGCAATTGTAGAGCCGGAAATCTTGGATGACCCCTTGATTCAGTCCAATGGACACGAGTAAACTTATAGTACCGATGAGCGTTATACCGATACATACTTCCGACAGGATCACTTTCAAACAGTGTCGTCGGAAATGGGACCTGTCGTCACGTATCCGGCAGAACCTGAAACCGAAGCAACCGGCTAAGGCCCTTGAGTTCGGTACAGCGATTCATGCGGCGCTTGAGGTGTACTACGAACCCCAACTCTGGCGTGCTGACCGTGAAGTCGTACAGCAGTGCACGTTGGCGAGGTTCATCGAGGTCACGAAGGAGCACAAGGCAGCTCGTGGTGAACTCTCCGAAGAGGACAGGATCGACTTCGAAGACCGAATGGATCTTGGTCTAGGGATGCTGCGTCACTACTTCCAATGGGCTCCAGCACACGATAAGTTCATACCTGTCCTTGTTGAGGCCAAGTTCGAAGTACCGATCACAGGTCACGATGCTATGTATCGGGGTCGTATGGACCTTCTGATCGAAGACTTCGACGATCGGTACTGGATCGTTGACCACAAGACAACTGCCAGGATGGAAGACGAGTTGCCATTCCTGGAGTTGGACGAACAATGTGGTTCGTACGCTTGGGCTATGCAAGAGCAGCTCGGCATCAAGGTTGCAGGGGTTATCTACAACGAACTGTTTAAAGGATACCCCCAGCCCCCTGCGATGAACAACTCGCAGAGGCAAGGTCGTTGGTTCTCTGTCAACCGTCAACAGAATACATCCTACGAGATGGTGATGCAGACGTTGACGGAGGCCAACGAACCGATCCAACTGTACACTGACTACCTGAACTTCCTGCAAGCTGACGGTAAGACGTACTTCAAGCGGACGCAGGTACACAGGTCACAGGAGGAGTTGGAGAACCTGGGCAAGCAGATCAGTATGGAAACGTCTGACATGCTTGACCCTCAAATCAGAATCTACCCAAACCCGAACAAGTTCAGTTGCCGCTTCTGCGACTACCGTCTTCCGTGTATGGCAATCAACGACGGTTCAGACGTGGAATGGATCCTCAAGGAGAACTACCAGGTTGACAACGGTTGATACACTGACGCAAAGAACTCTTGGAGGCCTCAAGGTCGACCAAGTCATCGATCGTACACCATGGTTCAACTTCTTGGTGTATGGTGACCCCGGAGTGGGCAAGACCATGTTGTGTGGGTCTGCTCTCGCCGTACCTGAAATGAATCCAGTACTGTTCGTAGACGTCGAAGGTGGAACTTTGTCTCTCAGGTCAAAGTATCCAAACGTCGACGTCGTCCGAGTGAACAGTTTCGACGACGTTCAGAAGGTGTACGACGACCTCTACAAAGGTAAGACTCCGTACAAGACAGTCGTCATCGATTCGCTGACTGAAATGCAGAAGTTCTCTATGTATGGTATCATGGAGAAGGTCTTCAAGAAGGATCCGGATCGAGACCCAGACCTGCCTGGGATTGGCGAGTGGGGTAAGAACACAGAACAGATCAGAAGGATGGTTCGGGCTTTCCGTGACCTTCCGATGAACTGTCTGTTCACTTGCCTCGCTATGGACAACAGGGATCCCAAGACAGGCGTAGTAACCATCAAGCCGTCCCTGTCGGCAAAACTCAGCAACGAGGTCAGTGGGTTCGTAGACATCGTGATGTACATGTACATCAAGGTCGTCGACGGACAGAACCAAAGACTTCTGTTGACGAGTGCAACAGAGAAACACGTCGCAAAGTGGCGCGACGCCCCGGAGCCACTCCCGGAAGCAGTCATTGACCCAACGATGCAGACCTTACATCGACTCATTTACCGAGAGGACAACGAGACATGAAGATCAACTTTGCCGAGACCGAGGTCCAGGACTTCGAGCCACTGCCCAGCGGGTGGTACACCGTCGCAGTGACGGACGGTGAGATCCGCGAGTCGGGTCCGCAGTCGAAGAACCCTGGTGCGGAGTACATCCACTGGGAGTACACCGTGCAAGAGGGTCAGTTCGCCAACCGCAAGGTCTGGGACAACACGACTCTCTTGCCGCACGCACTCTTCTCCTTGAAGGGCCTTCTCGGAGCTGCAGGGTTCCCCGTCGACGGCGACCTCGACTTCGAGATCGACGATGTCATCGGCAAGCAAGTCCAGGTGAAGCTGTCGCAGCGCGACGCTGACAACGGCAACACCTACAACGACGTCAAGGGTTACAAGGCCGCCGGAGCTTCCGTCGGCAGCAATTCTCTGCTACCTTCATAACTATTCCGCCGGACACGCACCCAGGTAGTAGAGAAGTCCCCATAGCTCAATGGCAGAGCTAGCGCCCGGGCAATCAAACAAGTGGCTCGATCTGGGGTTCGATTCCTCAGTGGGGACCGGGGTAACAAATTTCAACTGTCCGGGGGTGTTATGTCGATTGCCGTTCCTGAAACGGCGGAGAAACAAACTACCTTCTTCCGCTTCATATTTGGTGACACAGAAGGTTTCGTTTGCATTGCCGCCCGGAATGTCATCAGTCATCAATTCATGGAAAGGTTCTACAAATGGCCAGATGATATGGTAGCGATGATCGACTACATCAATACGAACAGTATGGGAGCGGACATCTATTATTGCCCCATGCTGTTTCATACTGGTAGACGATCGAAAGAGACAGTCGCTACTTGTACGACAGTCTGGGCTGACCTAGACTTCTGTACCCCTGATAAGATGCTCGTCGAACCTTCAATGGTCATCGAGTCCTCACCGCGAAGGTTTCAAGCCCTGTGGCGCCTTGAAGAAGACACGGACCCGGATGTCGCAGAAGAGTTGTCCAGACGTATTGCCTACTTCCATGAGGCTGATGGTTGTGACAAGACTGGCTGGGACCTAACTCAACTGCTGAGAGTCCCTCTAAGCTACAATCATAAGTACCAAGGCATCGGACTCGTCACCGTTCAGTTCAAGTCAGCTAAGAACGTTGCCTACAATGTCGAAGACTTCGATGCCTATCCTAAGACGGAAGGATACCAGAAGACTGAGTACCCCATTCCGGACGAAATGGATCTTCAAGACCCCGATCAGCTCCTTGAGATGTACAAGAACAAGTTGCAGCCGACAATCTGGGGCCTGTACAGTCTAACTCCTGAGCACGATTGGTCTAAGGCTCTTTGGCAGTTGCAGATGATCTGCTTCGAAGCCGGAATGGATCGAGCAGAAGTGTTCTCCATCGCCCGAGCTGCCAAGTGCAACAAGTACCAGAGAGACAACAAGTCCGAGATGTTGCTCTGGAAGGAAGTCTGTAAGGCCCACTTAAGGTATCAAGACACTCATGGCTTCACTGTGGTGTCTGGATTCAACGACGTACCCATCTTGACCGACGAGGAGAGAAAGTGGGCAGAGAACGAATCGGGTCTAGTCGAGGAGTACATTGAGTGGTGCAAAAGCCTTGGAGACGCAGCTTGGCAGTATCACCAAGCAGGGGCATTTGTCGTGTTGAGTTCATTGTTGGCAGGGAAGGTAAGGCTGCCTACGTCGTTTGGAGTTGTGGTGCCAAATCTATGGTTCATGATTCTGGCAGACACGACCCTCACCCGAAAGACAACTGCCATGGACATGGCTATCGACTTAGTCTTAGAAATCGACTCCGACGTCGTCTTGGCGACCGATGGGTCTATCGAGGGCTTATTCACAAGCTTGGCAGGGAGGCCGAACCGCCCTAGTGTCTTCCTGAGGGATGAGTTCTCCGGTTTGCTAGAGGCCATAACAAAGAAGGACTACTATGCAGGCATGGCAGAGACACTCACCAAACTCTACGACGGTAAGTTCCAGAAAAGAGTTCTTAGGAAAGAGACAATTGAAGTACGGGACCCTGTACTTATTCTCTTCGCCGGGGGGATCCGTGACAGGGTTCTTTCTCTACTCACTTACGAACACGTCGCCTCCGGCTTCCTTCCAAGATTTATTTTCATCACCGCCGAGTCCGATGTCACAAGACTCAAGCCACTAGGCCCACCCACTGAAAGGTCACTAGGCCAGAAGGACATCTTGATGTCCCGACTCAAGCACGTCAGAGCTCACTATGACCAAGTGCAACAGATCCACGTCGACGACAAATTGTTCACTTCACCAAAGCGGTGGGACGCTACGTTGACTGACGATGCTTGGAAGAGGTACAACCAGATCGAGAACGACATGTTGATGTCAGCACTGAACTCTTCATACAGGGATGTGTTGACTCCTTCGTTCGATCGTCTAGCCAAGTCCGGCCTGAAGGCAGCTGTACTATTGTCAGCAGCTAGGCGACTACAAGACAGAGTAGTCGTAGAGGAGGAAGACCTCATACGAGCCTTTGCCTATGTGGAACAGTGGCGTAAGTATACACTAGATGTCATCTCCAACCTCGGACGGACTGGAGCAGAAGCAGAAGTCCAACGAGTGTTGCAGACGGTAGTAGCCAAGCCAGGAGTGATGCGAAGTGAAGTCATGCAAAGGTACAGACTGAACTCTCGTGACGCTGACGGTATCTTGGCTACGTTGGAACAGAGAGCACTCATCAACCGAGTGAAATCTGGACGTGGTGAAAGGCTATACCCGACCAACATGTAAGGAGCCCCATGTCAACACTTGCAATCGTCAGCGGTGGTATGGATAGCGTCACGCTACTCCATATGCTCCACGACGACGGAGAGAAGCATCTGGGCGTGATCAGTTTCAACTATGGTCAGCGCCATAACAAGGAACTGTTCTTCGCCGAACAGAACTGTAAGGACCTCGAAGTCCCCTGGACTCTAGTCGACATGAGATTCATGCGAGACCTCTTGAAAGGGTCAGCTCTGACTGACATCAATGTCGATGTCCCAGAAGGACACTACGAAGCAGAGTCGATGAAGGCAACCGTAGTCCCGAACCGAAACATGATCATGATCTCGATCGCCGCCGGCTTTGCCGTCGCTAACGAGTACGATCAGGTCGCTGTAGGTATCCACTCTGGTGACCATGCTGTCTATCCTGACTGCCGACCTCTCTTTGCCGAGAAGATGAACGAAGTACTCTTCGTGGCAACAGATGGCTTCTGGGGTG